AAGCCACCTAAAACACCAGAAACACCCGCGGTAGAAACAACAGAAACAACAGAAACACCCGCGGTAGAAACAACAGAAACACCCGCACCAGAAACACCCGCGGTAGAAACAACAGAAACACCCGCACCAGAAACACCCGCACCAGAAACACCCGCACCAGAAACACCCGCACCAGAAACACCCGCACCAGCAACCATGAAGAAAAAGAAAAAACCAAAGAAAAATAAAACACAAAAGAAAAAAGGAAGGAAAAAAAACAAGAAAAACAAGAAAAACAAGAAAAATAAGAAGAAATCACAACGGGGTGGTGGTGGAACGCATAGTAAACCATCTTCAGATGAAGAAAAAAGTGCGACAGATATGTTTGCAAAAGCATTTGGGTTTGGACCAGATATTTTTAATATTCAAGAAGAATCAAAAGAAGCAATATCAAATACAGAAGGACAAAAAACTGGCGAGGATGGAACATCACAACCAACGGCTCGAATATTGGCTGATACTGTTGTTGATGATAATTATTATACAAATAAACCTTTAAATAAACCGTCTGTTCAGGATTTTGTTCAAAAAAAAAGAAAACCAAGTTCATTAGCTAGAGGTTTACGAGATGACCTTTTTGGATTAAAACAAGAAGGAGCACCACCATTAGTTGTTGATGATATTCCAATAGGACACGCGCATTTTCGTGCCCCTCGTGATCGTGCAAATCAAAAAAAAACAAAAAGAGAAATCACTGAATTAAAATCGAATACACTTAAAACGTGTGCTGATTTAAAAGCCAGAGAAGAAGAAATTGCAAATCTAAAAGAAAAAACAAGTAAGATGAGTAAAAATGCAGACGACTTTGCAGAAGCTATGAAAGCTCTAAAAAAACAACAACAAAATCAAGGATGTGTCGTATCTGGTGGAAAAAAATCTCGAAGAAAAAAGAAAAAAAACAAAAAAAAGAAAAACCGAAAAAAAAGCACTCGTAAAAAGCGACGTAAATAATTTGTTTCGATATATTAATACTAATGGAATATATCGAAAATTTAGCTAATAATTATCCACAATTAAATAAACCAATAGAACTAGATATCATAATTGAAGGGGGGTTATTTAATGGAATGTATAGTTGTGGGGCATTATTATTAATAAAACAATTAGAACGAAAGAAATATTTTCGAGTAAATAGAATATCTGGAGCTAGTATCGGAAGTATTATGGGATACTATTATTTTACAGATACAGTAAATGAATTTGCAAAAGATTTTATAGATTTAAGAAGTTCGTTTCAAAAAGATGTCCATTTTCATAAAATTGAAGAAATAGCAACCAATAATTTAAACAAATTAGATGAATCAAAGTTAGAGTTGATAAATGATAAATTATTTATTACTTATGTTAAGAATGGTGAAGAAACGACACAACAACATTTTGAATCGCGTGATGATTTAAAACGAGCAATATTAAAAAGTATACAAATACCCTATCTAACTTGTAATTCTTTTTTCCGTGAATATGGCGATGACAAATATCTTGATGGTGGTGTGCCTTTTATTTTTAATGAACGCACATATAAACGAGATAAATATATTTTGTATTTGAATAATTCATCTGTCAAAACAATGTTTACTGTAAAAAATGAAATAAATGCGCATGGTAGAATTTTAGAAGGTGCATTAGATGCACATAATTTTTTTTTACATAAAAATAGAGGATTTCTTTGTAGTTATATACATGAATGGAATACACAAGATTTTGTAGTTTTGCGTTTAAAACAATTGATGTATAAATTATTAATTGTAGTTTGTTGGTTTTTTTATAAAAATCGCGATTTATTTATTTATTATTTCGATAAAATATATTTTTTTCAGGAAATAAATAGTGTATTTAAAAATTTCATAAAGGACTTTATACTTTTGAAATGTTTATAATAAATTATATTTGTATTTATTATAAATGGAAATAAAAGTAGACATTTTGCCTGAAAAATTTGATTCTGTTTCATCCATATTTGATAAATATTGCGATGTATTTGGTATTCATGTATTTGCAACACCAAAAACCCCAAAAGATAAAGTATTGTATGCGGGTAATGTAATAGCTGAATATTTAGACAATGATGGTGATGGTGAAGTAGATAATCCACTGGTTTTGAAAAGCATGTTATCTCTACCTAAGATGTGGAAACCAGGCGATGAACCATCTGAACAAGAAAAAGAAAAATGGAAAAATATTAGACTTCAATCCGCCATTTATATGAGTGCTGATGCAAATGATTCTGAAAGCATGAGAAATAGATTACGACAAATACCCTTGATTGAAAGCGAACCATATATTAGACAAATAGAACAAGTTATTCACGGTGGGGGTCAGGATTTATATGCAAGTGAAACTGGAAATAATTTAAAAAATGTAAACGGTGATGATATGTTTGATGCGTCTTTAGAAGAAATATTACATTTAATATCATCAAACGGTTATGCAAACGCTTATCCAAAAATATTTGGAGAGAATAAAGATAGTGAAATAGCAAAATTAATGGACAAGGCACGTGGAGGTCGTTTTGAAGAAGTGCCAGATACATATCCCAACGATGCATGGTATACTTATAAAGATACTACTTGTGATTATCGTTGCCAAATAACAGAATATTTTTATTGGGGATTATTAACTCAATTAAATGCCGACTGGAAACATAGAATAAATGGAGATTTAGTAAATGAATGGCGTATTAAAAAACAAGATGGAAGTTTAATGACACTGAAAGAAAGAGACTCGGAATTACACAATTTATTGACTAATAAAAAATTCTTATTGCCAACAGTATTGCCTACTGGTAATTACAACCCAAACCGAAAAAAAACATATTTACAAAAAAATGAAATACAAACAGAATACGAGAAAGCATACAATAAAATATATTCAACTTGGGGGTCAACATTTGATGTGGTTCAAAATGAAAAAGGTCGCGAAATTTTGTTAAACATGTATGATAAAATTCCAAAAGATTTCAATGGAGAAATAGAAATTACATATAAAATGACAAAACCATTTTATAAGGGAACATCTAGTAGTTATAATCAACAAATAGCAACAGCAAATGCGGCGGAAGATGCTAGAAAAAAAGCTGCCGCGGCACAGGCAGCAAAAAAAGAAGCAGAAGCAGCAGCAGCAGCAGAAGAAGCAAAAAAGTATAAAACAGAAATATTTAAATTCAGCAAAGCAGATATTTACACAGATATCGCCTATAGTTATCGAGCAGAAAATTATGAAACATTTAAATATGAAATTGTAAATTTTTATGAAAAAGCAATGAACTTAAACAAAAATAATTGGAGAACATTACAATATTACGGAATATACCAAGCAAAAATAGGTAAATTAAATGAAGCAAAAAGATTTTTAAGAGAGTTAAAAAAATATATTACCGATAATAATGAGACATATGCAAATAAAAATGATAACTGGTATCCTGTAGTGAAAGATTTTGAAAATGAGATAAAAAAAGGTGAAGAAAAAATGATAAAAAAACGCACATTAGGTCCTGCATGGACAAGAAACGAAATAGAAAAACCTCAAGGTGAACGAGATATGGGAGGATGGATTTCTTATGTGTATACCGAAGAACAACAACAAAGATTGAATGTTGATGAATACGGAAAACAATTAGATATTAATACACAAATAAATTTATTATTAAAACGAATGAATGATTCTATAGTTGAAAACATTAAAAGTGGAGAGAATATTGAACGGTTGAAAGAAATTATTATCGCGACAAAAAAAATTACAAGAAATGCAAATGTAGATGTAGATATTACCATTGATATTGATGAAACGTTGAAATATACTGAAATTAAAAATAAAGAAAAATTTGTATTTTTAACCAACACAACAACAGAACAAATGAATTCACTTAATATGGACTATGATTTTGTTATAGTAGGGGGGGGTCCTTCTGGTATAATGTGTGCTTATCGATTGAGTAAATTAAATCCAGAAAAAAAGATTTTGATTTTGGAAAAAAACAAAAATACACACGTTGATTACAAAGAAGCTGGATACAATGAAATAAAAAAATGGATTAATGCGACAGGAGATGCTCGTTTTACAACAGCATTTGATAGTATGATTTATGATATTTGTAAAAATAAAGTAGAAATTCAATTAGGAAACGGTTTGGGTGGAGGAACTTTACATTTCGGTTTACAATATATAGATCAATTAGAGGTATTAAAGCGCGATAGTTGGGAATTTTCAAACAATGAATATATAGATATATTAAATGATATTAACGATATTTGTCAGACTAAAAGATATGATTATACCGATGATACATTTCCTTTGGTATTAAAAGAATTAAAAACCATGTTGGAAACAAATTCAAATGAAAAATATGATGTGTATAACAATAAAATTTATAGTAGAGATTTAAAAACAAGATTTTCATTATATGAGCTATTATTAGAAAGGAATAATATAACAGTCTGGTATGATAAGAATGTTAAAAGAATATCATATGATATTGCTGAATTAGAGAAAAACAAAATTACTCATGTTAAAAGAATAGTGTTTTTTAAAGGGGATGTAAATTTGAATGTTTCAAAAAAAACACAAACAATTCTATGTGCTGGTGCAATATCTACACCCACTATTTTACAACGATCAGCAATTTGTTTAAAAGATTATATAAAAGATATTATACCAAATATTGAATTGCCAGTTGGTAATAAATTATATGACCATGCTGGCATTTCATTAACATATTTACATAGAGATTATATACCCAAACCTCAACCGGTTGAATCAGAGAAAATTGCCCCAAAATTAGAAGAAAATGCGATGTTAAAAAGAAAAAAATTACAATTAAATAAAGCAAATTTAAAATTATTGGAACCGATATTTAAAGGTGTTTTTCTAGCAGAGGGTAATAATATACCAGAACAAGATAAAAATTATGTATGGGATTTTAATAATTGGTCTACACAACATCCGGGTGGTAAAACCAACATTTTAAAGGCAAAACATACTAATTTTATTTTGCAATATCCACACGATATGGGTAGATGGAATACACATAAGTCCAAATTTATTAAGATAGGCAAGTTTAATTCAAGTATTGATTTTGATGATTTTCCTGAATATATGAAAATAAATCCAAAATTTAAATTATTTTTCGAAAAAAATAGCGTTGAAAATGTATCAAGACAATTACTGGACAAAGACGATAAAAAAAATACCACGAAAAATATAGGAGAAATAGATTCAAATGTTATTGGGCATATACAAACACGTGTATTAAATAATGATTGGCAAACTTATTATTCATTAATACCCGATAACACAACAAATAAATTATTACCAATGTTAATAACAACCTTTGCGACTTCTGGAAAAATACATAATGATGGATATGTTAAAATACTAAATTTAGATGATTCTAATCCATTAGTATATTATGATTATCCACACGATGATAATTTAAATTATTTGGTGGAAGCTTTTATTGATAATCATGAGGCTATAAGTTCAAATAATAATAAAGAATACCCTGGAGAATATATACTTACGGACCCCTCTTTAAATGTTTATGTCGCTACAAATGATAAAGAAAACATTAAAAAATACTTTAAATCTCGTTTAACTTCAATATATCATTACCACGGTACCTGCCCATTAAACGAAGTTGTAGATTATTTTCAAGGGGTAATAAATTTATCGAATTTAAAAATTGGAGATTTATCTATTTTAACTTCACCCATTGCTGGTTCTACAAGTGTGGCTGCTATGTGTTGTGGTTATAGATGTGCAAATTTTTTATCCCCAGAAGATATTCGTTATTCAACAAATAAAGAATTGAATGAAAAGGAGCTAATAAAGATTAATTCTAAAAAAAAAAATATAAAAGCCAAAACTTTGATTCCTTTTCGTTCTGATAATCCAATAAAAATTAGAAAAAAAAATGAAGATTTTATTTTAACTTATAATATTGTAAATGATGACATTATTTTCACGTTAAACTCTGACAATGAACATGGCTTATATTGTAATAAAAACAACATTGTAATCAAAGATGGTAAAATAAAAATAAATAGGAAAGAAATGACAGAAGATATGGAATTTTATGTATGGGAAAAAAATAAGTTATCTTTTAATAGAAATTATATTGGTAATCATGATTGTTGTTTATGTATTGATAATAGTTTAACGAATTCAAATAAAAATAGGGGAATTATTAGAAGTTATGCTGGCGTTCGATGGATGCCAAAATCAGAACATCAAAGATTACCCCATTTGGTTCAAAGTATCTTGGGTAGAGCGGTATGGGCTAATAGAAAATTATATTATATATTAACAACAAATTACGGTGAATGGACAGATAACGAAAAAAAATTAATAAAACACGCATTTTCCCAATATGAAAGAGTTAGTGAATTAACTTTTACAGAAACTACTAATTGGAACTTAGCAGATATAGAAATAGTCAGAGAAAATATAAATCAAATGAACAATAAAATAGTCGGGTCTTCATATGGACCATCATTTTATGGAGCAGAAGTTAAGATTTACACAGGTGCTTACAAATCAAACTCATATTCAGGTTATCCGAAGGGTGGTTATATTGGTGGATGGGATTATGCTACCTTTATTCATGAAATAGGACACTCATTGGGGTTGATGCACCCACATGAAAGAGTAGAAGGTTCGATTGTAATGGAAAATGTATCATATAATCCAATGACGGGAAGATTTTCTACAAATAATAAAGCGAATGCTTTTCCTTTTACGGTAATGTCGTATAATGATATTACAAGTGCGTATACTCCGAATTTTACATTAAAATATGGTTTTATGACTTCACTAGGTCCGATAGATATTGCAGCAATACAATCTGTTTATGGTATAAATAAAAATTATAATAATGGAGATAATGTATATAATTTAATTAATATATCGCAAAATGAAACTGGATGGGAAAGTATATATGATACTGGTGGAATTGATGAAATAAATGCTGAAACTGCAAAAAGTAATGTAGTGATTAATTTACAAGATTCTAATATTACTAAAAAAGATGGTTCGGGGTTAGAAATATCTAAAATATCTAAAATTTGGGGTGGATATACAATAGTATCTGGTTCTGAAATAGAAAATGCTATATCAGGCGATTTCAATGATATAATTGTTGAAAATAAATTAAATAATATCATTGATGGAAAAAATGGTATAGATACTGTTTATACATTAGATGTTCAATCAAATTATTTATTGTTTAAAAATGTAGATAAAACATTATCATTAATAAATGTTAAAAATGACAATGAAACAAATATATTGAAAAATATTGAAGTAATTGTATACGCGAATGCACCTAGTAATATCGCACAAAAATTGTCTGAATTTAAAGATGACTTTATTTTACCAGATAGTGGAAAAGGTGCTAGAATTGTAATTGAAAAAAAGAGTGCTTAACTTTAAAATTATATTTTTTAGGTTTATAAAATATAATTTGGAGAGAATTTGAAAAGTATTTTAATGAGATACGACAAAATTGAAAAATTTATTTTTTGGAAGATTTGTCATGGAATGTGGTGTAAGTGTTGGCTTAGAAGCATCTACATAGTCGTAGCCAAGAAATGTCCAAAAGATTTCGAAATACTCAAACATATATATTACCTAAATATTTTATCTATTACACCTTTGAACATTTAAAACGCCGACCTAATTCAAATATTTTTTAGGTTTTCTTTTCCTTGTTGATGATTTTTTTACATATTTTTCATTCCTATCATATGCTCCTTTTATTAG